AAGGATCCGTATATGATTCATCACCAGCGATTGCCCTTGCTTCAAGGTATAACTTAGGTGTGAAGCCTGTATCTTTGATTCGGATTGTATCGCCTTCATTGATTAGTTCATGTGCTAGTCCGAAAATGCGACCAATCGATTGTGCCTCTACTTCATACGAAACTGAAGAATTAATACGTTTTTTCAGTTCTATTTCCATTAATGTCATTAAACGTTGCGGAGTCATATTTAACTCTTCTGTTTCTGGCGTATAAAAACCAAACTTATGCTTACCACGTTCGTTCCATCGTTGAAATGCATCATTATCAACAATATACGGAAGTCCCCTGTTAATACCTTCAATGGTAATTACATTATCGCCTTCACCTTTTACAAATCCGACTAGTGCTGTACAAATATCTCTTGAATGTTCAATACGTGTAACACCTATCAAATCTTTCCCCAACTCTATTTCTTTACCAGTATCTCGGCCACGCCTTTGAATCATATCAACATACCATCCAACTATTTGTGACCCTTGAACCTCAACGCGATATTGAATTTCTAATTTGAATAAAGAAGCTATTTTCTTTAAAAAAGTTAACGGATCCATAAATTCATCAATGGTCATAGTGTGAAAACCTGCATAATCTGTTTTTCCACGTTTCCATTTCATGCCTACAAGAGCCATATCAATGAATTCGTTTACTGTTTTACCTTCTATCCTTTGTGGTTTTATAATGCCTGATTTAGCAATTTGAACCCAAGCTCCTGAAGCATATGTGGTAATGGATCGTTTGTCTGAATTCTTCTCTGTTTCTGTAATGACATATGGTACAACTCTTCCATCGCGAACTTCTTTTAGAACAAGATTTTGTTGTTGTAGTGTAGCTGAATGAGTAGTTCCATCAAAAACAGTGAAATCCAGCATATCAACATTGTTTTTTAGTTCCCAACGCCTATTATCATCCCAATAGTCATTTGGCTGAATAGCTGCAACGATTTGATCTGTTTTGAAATCCACAACATGCAAAATCCCGCTTGGTGTTCTCATCTGTATCTCTCCCTATAACTAACAGTCGCTTTAACATCTGGTGGCATTATATCAATACGATTCTCACCACGTATGATATTTGGAAAATTACTAAAAATGTCTTTTAAATTAATCGCATTTTTACCGTTAATGGTTACAAGACTTTTTTCTGTATCAATTATAATCTTGTCTCCCGTATCAAAAATGTAAGGCGGATTATTTTGAGTATTTAAATTCACTTTCCAAAACTTTAAATCTGAAACGGTCATCGCTTCTACTGGCGGTACATCTTGCCATTGCATAATACTGATTTGAATTTGCGCCGCTTTTTCCATGTGATAGTTATTTTCATCCGTCCACCGCACAAATCGTTCAGAATCATCTTTTTCCGTCCCCGGGAGGAATTTCGAAATATACGCTTCCCATACATTTCCTGTTCTAGCTATCCACAATCGCCCTTGATACTGGTTCCAAGTGTTTGGATAATCTCCACTTTCATGAATTAAACTTCTTCTTCCTGGTTTATTATCATAACCGATTACCATTGTTCCGAAGTTTTGTTCAGCTTGCCAAAATACATCAGTCATAGCTATTTTCGAAAGCACTTTACTGTTTTCATCTAATATTGCTATTTCCACTCGACCCATCTCATTGATACGTTTACTTTTACATGTAACATAAGCCTGCATAATAAAATCTTGCACTGGCCCATTAGGTATATTTTTTTTAACAGCTGCACCATTCCATCCTTTTCCTGTCCCTGTACCATAATTAGAGCAATAAAATTGATAACCGTCTGATTCCATTTCACCGACTGGGTTGCCATCTTCCATTGAACTTACTTTACTCCACCCAACAGTGGTAGTCATTTCATCCCATATCAGCCTTTGATTTCTCTCTACAGGTAGTTGCTCTGTTTTCAACGGATAACCGATTCTAAAATAATCACGATTATACGGATACTCACCAAACCATACATCTAAAAAGGTACTTGGTTTTTTTACAGTCATTTCAATTAATGCTGGAGCTTCTACGCTTCCTTTATTCGTGAAATAAGAAGTTGTTTCTGTAGACCACTCTTGAGTAAACTTATGAGTATTTGTTTTGCCTAATTTATATGGCATTGGACAAATGAATTTTAAATTTCCTTGTCCAATTTCTACAAACTCATCAGCATCGAACTCTTCATCTACAACAGCTAAATAAGTTCTGTCAGGTTCTGTATCGAAAATAAGTTCTTTTGGTTGATCTGTAATTAACCAACTCGCTATATCTTCACTAAGTATTTTCATATCAACTCCAGATGGAGCAATAATACCAACAGGAACAGAAAACACACGCATTTCAGTCTGTGTATTTAATAATCTTGCTCCTGGATAACTCGGAACACTTAGGAAATTCCTTCTTAACGGTGCCCATATTGGCCTTTTCCATCCTCTTTCGATGTGAATATAACTCTTCCGTTCCCCATTAAATGAAAAAGAACTCATCATATCACTCCTTTTGTCAAAAAAAGAAACCCAAATCTAAAAGACTGAGTTTCTTTCTTGTGCTCTATTTTGATATTCAGTTATATATTGATGACTTACTCTTGCTATCTCCCGTCCTTCCAATACAACTGGAATCTCAATATATACAGGTTTTTGTTTTGTATATGGTTGTTTGTCTGGATTATCATTGTCAGGTCTATATTGAACAACATTAGGGTTGTCTGATAACACCTCTCTCCATCTAGAAAGGTTCCCAACATCATAAACAGAAAGCCCTTCAAACCTTTCCATTTGACGACCAATTTCTCTGACCATATCACGCATACTTTCAGGAATATGTGTAATCCAATCGTTTTGCCAATCTCAATCTACAAAAATAGCATTAAAATATTTAGTTAACGGATCATCTCCCTGAAAACTAAATATTTCTTCGGGTTTTAAAGAACGTATACTATTAACAGCTCCTGATACTGTATTTTGTAATGCATCCCTTACAACGGAATATTGTGTTTTAATTCCTTCTGCAATTCCATTTGCCATTTGAACCCCTGTAAATTGCATCTTGTTCGAAGTACTACCTAATGCTAACTCGTTCACTAAAGCTTTATTTGCCTTTGAGCCAAGTGTACGACTCTCTCGTTCAGCCATATAAGATCCCTTTTGAATACCTAGAGCAAACCCTTCACTAAAAGGTTTACCCCCTTGATCCCTAGTTAACTTTGACGGAGAGTTTACATTAAGTGTAGCTTTCAATGCTTCAAACGCACCTCGTGCTAAACTAGCGGCTACAGTTTGTACATTCCATTGACCATTGGAAATACCTTTAGCAAATCCACTTGAGAATGCTTCACCAGGACTCACCGAACTAACACTTTTTAGACCGGAATTTCCACTTTCCGCTACATTAGAACCACTTGATCTCGCTTGTCCTTTTGTACTTTCCATCCCTTGAGCAAACTGACTACCACCTTTTTGCCCTTGTGGAGTACCGTTGATTGTATTAAAACCAGCATGAGCCGACGTAACAGCCTCCAGAGCACTTCCTCTGATGTAGCCTTTTTGATTAACAATACCACTTCCAACACCTTGTCCACCTTGATTGCCTGCTGGGTTTCCATTAATAGTACTAAAAGCGTTATGAGCACTAGCAACTACTTGCAATGCGCTCCCTTTAATATAGCCATCTTGGCTTATTATCCCTTGGCCTAGTTCGCTACCACTCTTACTTCCGCCACCGCCATCAGTGGTACTACCCATAATTCCTTCCACAGCTTGTTTTTTTCCTGTCGCTGCATTCTCCGGAGCCATATTACCAGAAATCCCATTAGCCTGTGTTTGACTTATATCAAATCCGACCTGAGTTAGATCTAACTTAGCTCCATTTTCAACTAACAGTGCAATCGCCTTTGCTGCTAGCTCAGCATTAATAGAGCCATTTTGCATACCTTGAACAAGTGTCTGTACATTAAGTTGACCAGCTTCTCCAAGATCAACTTGAACATTACTTTTAATATCTAACCCCATAGTTTGTGCTACTTGTGGTAAAGATAAAGCTCCAATTTGCATCCCGTTAATTAAAGTTTGAATATTATTTTGACCTTCTTGAGTAGCATCTACTTTCACGCCATTTTTCACTTGCTGTTGGAAAAACTGAAATACAGTATCAAAAGATAAAGTACCTGTTTGAAGTCCTGTAATCCATGAGTCCATTGTCATTTTCCCGTAGATTCCTAAATCAATTGTGGTATTACCCTGCATATTTTTACTTAGGAATTCTCTCACTTCACCAGTATCTTTGGTTTTAATACCATCAATCCATTTTTGCATGGATTCAATACCACTTTGAGATAGGTCCACTTTATAAACTTCTTTCAGTTTATTAGCATTTGCTGTTGCTACAGCTGAAGAATCTAATTCTCCCTTTTGAAGCTTCTGTAAGAATGTATCAATTGTGAATTGCCCAGCGGGGCCTAAATCAATTTTCATTTTCCCATCAATGTCTTTTGCCATTGATTCGGCTAGCAATCTAGATGACTCTGTACCCTTTTTTAATTCAGAAAGATACATTCCTATGCTTTCAATTTTAGATTTACCATATTGCAACTCATACTGAAGTAATTTATCTTGATAATCTTTTTCTGCCTTTTCTTGATCACTTCTAAATCTTTGCTCTAAATCAGCTGCTTTTTCTCGAAATCCATATGCAGCTTTAAAGCGTGCGCCCCAGCCTTTATCTTCTGCTTCAATCCTTTTAGCTTGTGACGCTAAAATCTCAGCATCTTCTTCCTTCATATGCTGTTGCAATACTTTAAATCCATCATTTCTAATAGATTGTAAATCATTCACATGCTTAGATTCATAAAGTGCAATAGCATCTAAAGTTGCTTTTCTTTCTTCCGGCTTAATTTCACCTAATTTAAACGCTTTTTCTACATTTTCACGCCAACCTTTAGTTTGCTTTTCTAAAGATTTAACACCGTCCTCATATACTTTTATGATGCTTTCAAACCGTTTTTTTCCAGCATCTAAAGATAACATTCCGCCAGCTTCAATCTCTTTCGAAATCGATGTGATTTCTTTTGCTTTTTTATAGAATTGTTGAACGTTTTTGTCAGCGACCTGTAATGCTTGTTCGAACTTTTGGGCGAAATCTTTTGGCATTTTCATGGTATCTCCTTGATACCTTTTAATACCCTCTTCCAAAATCTTTTCTGCTTGTGTAGCAACTTCAATCTCTTTATTAATGGATTCAATGACATTATTCTTAACTTGTTCTAAGGTTTGTTTGGCACTCTCAGGGACAGCTCCCATTAACTGACTAAACATCTTATTAAATTCACTTTTCTTTCCCTCTAACTCTTTAATGACTTCATTTGTCATTCTTTGAAAAGCTTTAATGGTTTCGTCAGCTGCTTTATTCGCCTCTTCACCTGTTTTAAGCTTTAAATCCATCATGTTATTGATAGCCTTATCTTTTAAATCCACATAGGCACCAGCCGCTTTACTCGTTGCGTCACTTACTCTTTGTCCAAACTTATCCATATCATTTTGTGCCTGTTTGGATTTTTCGTTCAGATCAACAATTGCTATACCTAGCGCTCCTACAGCAAGAACAGCTCCCGTAATTGCTAAAGCGACTGGATTTGCTAATAAAGCACCGATACCCATCGCTAAAAATCCTACAGCTGTTGTTACTCCTGCTATCCCAAAAGCTAATAACGAGCTTTTAGCAATCATTTGTTGTGTAGATTCATCTAAATTATTAAACCAATCCACTACCCCTTGAACACCCTCTACAACGTCAACTAATATCGGTAACAAAGCATCTCCAAAGGACTTTTTAAGAGTGTCTACAGCACCGCTTAGCTGTTCAATTTTACCTTTAGTTGTATTCATCTTCGTCTCAGCAACTTCTAATGCTGTGACTTTCGACATTTCTCCATACATCTTATTAACGCCTTCTGCGCCCTCTTTATAAAGGATTGTTGCACCACGTACTGCATCAGAACCAAATAATGTTTCTAATGCCATACTTCTTTGTTGATCCGTTAAATCTTTCATAGATTCGTTTAATAATCCAGAAATTTTATCCAATCCTTGAATATGTCCTTGCTGATCATAGAATTTTGAAGATAAAAAAGCGGAACTGGTCGCTAATTCGCGGAATGTTGTATCACATTTATCATTCCATTTCGTAACGCCTTCTGTTTTCATTACATATTTTTCTAAAGCTACCTCTATATCCCCTACATTTCTGGAAGCTGGTTGAATACCGTTTTTAACCAAGAAATCAAAGCCAGCTTGTGCATTGTACGTAATAAGACCCAAATCACGCATTTTGTTGTATGCTTCTTTTGTAGATGGGTTTAACCGCATTAGCATGGTTTTTAAAGATGTACCTGCATCGGAACCCTTTAATCCGTTTTGCGCAAATACTGCCAAAGCTGTAGCTGTATCTTTGAATGTCAAACCAGCTCCTGCTGCTACTGCTGATGATGCCGATAAACCATATTTAAGCTCTCTTACATCAGTAGCTGATGCGTTTGCTGCTCCCGACAAAATATTGGCTGCATCTGCTACTGAAAGATGATCGGCTTTAAACGCATTTAAAGCTGTCGATGCAATTTCAGCTGCTTCTCCTAATTCTAGTTCTCCAGCTGTCGCTAAGTTTAAGGCACCTTCCAAACCGCCATTAATAATCTCAGTGAGGCTTACCCCCGCTTTAATTAATTCCTCTATTCCTTGTCCTGCTTCCACAGAAGAGTATTTTGTTTTTTCCCCCATAGTGACTGCTAGGTCACCAATTTGTTTCATCTCTTCTCCAGTCGCACCAGAAACTGCTTGAATATCAGCCATTTTCTGTTCGAAGTTCATAGATTCTTTAACAGCCATCGCAAGCCCAGCACCAATAACGCCTGTCATGGCTGCAAAGGTAGTACCCACCTGTCCGCCTACATCTTGCATTTTATTCCCTGTATCACGCATCCGTTCTCCAGTACGGTGAAGGCGATTTTGTTGTTCAGCTAATTCACGATTTGTCTCTCTTATCTCATTTTGAATTCGTGCCTGAGCTGTTTCAGCACGATTCATAGCAATTGTATTGTTATCAATTTGTGTATTTAATCTTTGTAACGCCTGTCCGTTCGCTGTATATTCAGCTTGCAATTGCTTTAATTCTTGTTTCAATTGTTTCGCTTCTTGCGAATTTTTCCCAAATGTCTGAACTGCTTGATTATATTGTGTTTCAAGACGTTCCATTGATGCTGCCAATGTTAGATTTGTGGCTTGTAATTGCTCTTGTTTTTGTCTTGCTTGTTCAATTTTCTGGCGGTAATGTTCTATCTTTTGACCTTGTAATGTGAATTTTTCATTCAAATGAGTTAACTTGTTTTGTAACTGTTCAACAGAATTACCAAGCAATCTAGCTCTTTCACTTGTTAAATTGAACTCTGAATCTAGCAAACGTAAACCACGATTAATTCCTGCTACTCCATTTTCAAAACGTTGGGTATCAAGCGTAACTCGTGCGCCAATTTCCATATCTCCAGCCATTTATCTCACCTACCTTTACAACCAATCTGGTGCTTGATTTGCTGTTCGGACTACTTTTTTATCTTCTTGCTTTTTCTTATAAGCTAATGTTTTAAAGAAAAGCACTAAATCCATCTGATTAATATCTGCTTGGGATATTCCTGAATCTTGTAACATATT